ATGTACGGGCGTTTTGCACAAGCTCAAACGCGTGAAGAATACCTGGCTTACCTGTCCGATGAAGCTGATCGCGACATCGCATACGACCCTGAACCTATTTGCCGATACAACGTCGCACCCGGCACCAAAGTGCTGCTGTTGAGCGAACGCGACGAGCAGCTGCATCTTGATCCGGTTTTCTGGGGTTATGCGCCCGGGTGGTGGGATAAGCCGCCACTGATTAACGCTCGCGTCGAAACCGCGGCCGCAAGCCGGATGTTTAAACCTCTGTGGCAACATGGCCGGGCAATCTGCTTTGCTGATGGCTGGTTCGAATGGAAAAAGGAAGGAGACAAGAAACAGCCTTACTTCATTCATCGGGCCGACGGGCAGCCGATATTCATGGCAGCGATCGGCAGCACACCGTTTGAACGTGGAGACGAAGCTGAAGGTTTTCTCATCGTGACGTCTGCAGCAGACAAAGGACTGGTCGACATTCACGACCGTAGGCCACTGGTTCTGTCGCCTAAAGCGGCCCGGGAGTGGATGCGCCAGGATACAGGTGGAAAGGAAGCTGAAGAAATTGCTACCGATGGAGCTGTGCCTGCCGACAAGTTTATCTGGCACGCCGTGACGCGTGCCGTGGGGAATGTGAAAAATCAAAACCCAATAGTTTTAGCTAATATTTTTAATTCTTGATCAGCTTTTCTATTAATTATATTATAAATATCATTAATAGAACTCCCTATGCCCGAGGCATTTTATGGAAAATTCAATCTCATCCTTCGTCACAAAACTAATACCTTTAATTGAAACAGACCGAGACGGTTTATTATTTATTGATGGTGCTTGGGGTACTGGAAAGACGCATTTTATCAAAACCAGGCTTAAGGATTTATATGATAAAAACACATACTTTTATATTTCTCTCTTGGGGATTTCTTCGCTAGAAGATTTTAAATCAAAGATTATTGAATGTTACTATCTTGCTGACGCTGAAAACATCACAAATCAGATTAATTCAATAGCTGATAGTGCCAGCTTACTCCGCGGAAGTCCTGATGACTCTGGCGTCATAAAATCTTTATTTAACTCCATAGGGGCTAGCATCAAAGGAAAAGTATTATCAAGCCTTTCTGGAATATTTATTTTAGATGATATTGAGCGCGTCGACAAAGAAGAAGTCACATCATTAATCCTTAATTACTGTCATACACTCTATTCTCAGAAAGAGAGCCGAGAATTAGATTTTATAGTAGTTGGGAACACCTCTAAAGAAGCCAACTTTGAAATAACCCATAAAGAAAAGTTAATTTCTGACACTATATCTTTCACACCAAATTTTGAAGAGCTTTGTGATATTATCCTCCCCAGGTTATCACCACTTCCAGAAACTGATAAACAAGCTTTTTTGAACATAATCAAAAATCAAGGCATAGTTAATCTTCGTATTATTAATAGATGTATCGATAAAATTCTTCCTTTATATGAATACATTAATAGCAATCCTGACAAAGAATGGAATGTTCGCTCAAGTGACGTTATTGGTTGTATAACCTCATCAATTATCCTCCACCATAGCCACAATAAAAGCATAGAAATACTGCATAAGCACTCACCAAAAAATTACCTCATAAATCAAGACGACAACGACTCATATTCTGAAAAAGAATTGTGGACATTATATAAAAAATATGCAATCCCCGATATTGTTAGAGATTACAGCATGGGGCTGGAATCTTCACAATCAACACAAGAAGTGATATTTTCAACCCCAAAAAAAATGTCTCTCGAAGATATAGCCATTGCAGACCAACCTCATATCCATGATGTTGATGAAATTTCATTATCCCAATGTTTCCATGACATAATTACAAAGAAAAGGATTGTGCCAATATACTCATGGATGTTAATGGTACGGAATTACATCTTCCTCACTGAAAATGAATATTTACCGACGAATCCGTTATTAAGCAAAGATTACATTGAACAAATGGCAAATGACTTTAGCCTTGAAGAAATCTCTGATTTCATTGATAAGAAAGGTGGCTTTGATCACCTGCGACGCTACGGTTTATCATCGATCAACCAAGATCCTTATATGAATATTTTTCTGAAAAAATATGAAAGCCACATTACCACAGCTACAATTAAATCACTACGCCATGCAGTAGAATATGATGGATGGTACAGCATTGATACCACTAAAAGCATTGATAGCCTTGATGATTATTCAAGGTTCAGACCTTTGCAGATTATTGGCAGCTCGTTTTTGCTAAAGCACCTATTATTATCCTGGAAACCGATAGATATCGAATCATTTGATTCCTACTTAGCTAACCTATATTCCTTTAGCAATATCAGAGAATATTTAAGTGAAGAAAAACCACATTTAATACGACTAGAAATACATACATATATTTATTTACGATCTAAAAAACCAAATTTCAAATATGGCGCAATAAAACGATTAAACGGTACGTTAAATGAAATATTAACAAGACTTTAAAATATCATACGATGGTTAAAATAAATGTGACCTTATTTTACGCAAATAAGGTCACAATATCTTGTTGTATATCGTGGCGAAACCATTTCACGCTTCATCTGCCACTGCTGCTGAATGCCCTGTCCGGCAAAGAAGAGTGTTCCTTTTCCGTTTTTTGCGTTCAGGTGATCGAGCACTTCCATCAACCTTTCGCTACCAGCCCGTGGTGCGTTTTCGTCGAACAAGTTAAGCTGGGCCACTCCCTGACTGAAGAAGTCCCCGAGCATAATGCCGGCTTTCTGGTACCGGTGCCCATCCTGCCAGATTCTATCCAGGCACTTTACCGCGGCGTTGATAATGTCGCGGCTATCCTGCGTTGGCGTTAGCAACTTCATTGAGGCGCTATTGCCATAATAGGGCTCATTAAGCGCAAAGGGAGAAGTTTTTACAAAGGCAGAGATAAAACGGCAGTACTGGTGCTCACCACGAAGCTTTTCGGCGCCACGCGCCGCATAGCTGCAAATAGCCTGGCGCATCTGTTCGTACTCAGTTACACGTTCACCGAATGATCGGCTGCAGACGATTTCCTGTTTTGCTGGTGCAAACTCTTCAAGGTCCAGACATGGCTCCCCGGGACGTCGAATGACGTGGTGGAGCTGCGAGGCACGTTAACCCAGTTCCCGTCATTGCGGCGCCATTGCGCTTCATAGGCGATAGCGTTCTGCGCCTGGTCCCAGCTCACGCGCATCGTTTCGACGCTGATATTTTGCTGAACCACGGAAAACGAGCTGATCACGATGTTCGCAGGCGGCGACTGGTTGCCCGGCGGGATCACGCTCACCGGCCGCTGGTCAATGATGGCTCCGGTATCAATGCGATCGAATTTATCCGGATCGTGATTTGCACCGATGATTGTGAACGTGCCGTCATTATTATCAGTTACCGTAATGACGCGATACTGCTGTGCGTAGAGCTCATCAGACTCAATGACCCATACGGCCTCAACCACAGGCGTTTCGCTGTAAGCGGTCGTAACGGTCACTTTATTGCCCGTTATCGACTGAATGGTGCGTGACTGCGAAACACCCGATGGAAGATTGACAATCATCCTGTCGGCTGCCGAAGCATCCGGCGCCCTGTCCAGCGTCAGCACGCGACTATTCACCACAGAGATACGGCCGCCCAGGTCGCGCCCGGAGAGATTTCGGTCCGCTACAGCGATAACATAGCCAGGCTGCGGAATGTTGCCATCTTCCCCTACGTTGAAAGTAACAACGCGATCTTTGTTGTTGGTGAGGATCCCCCATCGCCCTTTCCGATTCGCTTCTGACTGACGGGTACAACCGATCGCGGTTATCTCAAGCTGATTAAACCCATAACGCGCAACCAGCGCCTGCTCAAAAACAGGCTCCATCGCATCAGAATAAGCGTTATCAGGATCAGACCAGGACACCAGCGCATTGGTGTAACGGTTCTTTGTGGTGCTGCTGGAATAGGTAAATCGCCCATCAATAACGTTCGCATGCGTGTATGTAAAATCGACATCTCTCGGCATGTCCGCCAGCGCCACAATCTGGTCGTCGCCCCAGTAGGTCATCCCGCGGAAGATGGCAGCAAAATCACGCAGGACCGTATAAGCGTCGTTGCGTTCCTGAATGTAGACGTTGCATGTATAACGTGGTTCGGTACCACTTCCGCCTTTGCCATCCGGTACCATTTGATCGCAATACTGCGCAACCTGGTAGAGTGTCCATTTATCTATGTTGGCCGTTGTAAGACGATCCCCAAGTCCGAAACGGTCGCTAACCACCAGGTCATAGAAAATCCATGCAGGGTTATCGGTCCAGGCCCATTTAAATGTCCCAGTCCACGTACCGCTATAAGTGCGGGTGTCGGGGTCGTAAGTATCCGGAACGCGGATAACGCGGCCTCGGGGCTCGCAGGAGATCTGCGGGATTGAGCCGTTAAACTGGCTGGAATCGAATTCGATATAAAGCAGCGCTGTGTTTGGATAGCGTAATTTGGCGTCAATTACCTCGGTGAAGCTCTGCAGCATCATCGTGTCGCCGATCTTCGCGCTGTTGGCATCAGACGTAATCTTACGCAGTCGGATTGTCCAGGTACTTCCAGCCTGAGGTAAATCAATACGGTGGCTGCGCTCGTAACCTGACGTCGTTTTGCCGGTCACGCTGGTATTGAGTACCGTCTGCCATGCGCCACCGTCCGTCTGCAGGTCAATCGCATAATTAACCGAGTAACCGACCAGATCGCCGTCGTCCTCCTGCTTGAAAAGCGAAGGCCATTTCAGGCGCAGGCGAACCGCTGAAAGCTGCGTATTGGTAAACGTGCGCGTCCACGCTGTAGCGCTCGATACCTCAGTTCCCACGTTGATTTCGTTTTCGGTACCGGGTATGCCCTGAATGTATTTTTGCGCCTGAGTCCCTGGCCGGAAGTCCCACGTTACGCCACTGAAGTTCTGGGAACCGTCAGCATTCTCCAGAGCCGTTCCGTCGAGGTAGATATCTTTCGCCGTCAGTTGCCCTGCAAATTCCCCCTCTCCTAGTGCAACGAGGATTTTTGCCTTTGCAACAGATTGCAGATCATCAGGCTGTTCGGTAGGGGTTCGGGAACTTGAGCTGCCGCCCTTGCGGCCTTTTATAGCGATTGCAGTTGCCATATTGCGCCCATAAAAAAAGCCACCCGAAGGTGGCCTGAAAGAAGGTTTTAATTTATTGCTGATCTTCGACATAAATCCCGGCAGAAATAATCGCGCCGCCGATTCGCCGGCGGCCATAAAGAAGTGGTACCGGATTCCCCTGGGCTGTCGTGTTTGTTACTCCACCAAAGGCGTAGCTGGCTTGGTTATCCGCAGATTGCTTACTGGCGAGCCCGGTTGTCTGTGGAGAAAGCATCTGGACTACGCCGCCGATCGCCATTGATGCCCCAATCCCCGCCACAGCGCCCCATCCACCAGCGAAAGCGGTACCACCAATCCCAATCGCGGCCCCTCCCGTGACGAACGCAGCAACAGCGACAAGGGCAACCCCGAGGATTGTCTGAAACACCCCGGCTCGCTTACTGCCGATGATCACCGGCGCGATGCGGATTTCCTCTGTGCTCCTGTCCATATTAAGCTCATCGTTTAAGAGGTTTCGTTTCCCGCTGAATACCGCATAAGTTAAACCTCGTTGCTTACTGGTATTCAGGAAACTCTCAAAACCCGGAACGATCACACACAATGCTCGGATAGCTTCTTTGGGTGAAGCAACAGAAAGTTTGAATTCTCGGCCAAACATAGCACCAAGTACACCATAGAGACGTATGGTTCTAATAGGTTCATGAATAAGGAATGGCATATATCATCCAAAAAAACCCGCGCTCAGCGGGTTTTAAATAGTCACACTAAAAAAATAAATGATAAAAATCTTTGTTTTTAATGGCTCATACTGTCCCTGTGAAAATTCATTTCTCAGTCTTAAGGCCGGTTAGATCATATTTAAACTGCCTTGAGCCAGACTGGAAGAAATCCGCCTCGAGAATTAGCTTCTTATGGGTTTTGAGGTTCTTAATGAAAGATGATGAGTTATCAAAGAAAATAACATCTGAGCTACCATCTGCTGCTCCAGACATTGCATACCTTTGGATTTTACCATCGTCAAATTTCGCGGAAACATGACATCCATCATAGGAATTACAACTGAACTGGCCCTTACTGATCACGATTATAGCTTCAGTCAGTGGTAGTGATTCAGGTTTCTGACCAGCCTTCAATTCTGTTTTCTTTGATCGTAGTACTATAGTTAACTTTGACCCTCCATTATAAGGAAAATCAAAGTCTACTGCGTTATCAGACTCTGTTTGAGAAAACTTTTGTGCGGTTCCTCTCATTTCATCATTTTTATAGCTAGTATGCCACTCGGCAGAAACAGCAACTCCGCTAATCATCATACCTAAAACTAAGAAAGCTACTTTTTTCATGTTCATTTCCTTTGGACTAAAAGTAGGATAAATCCTAATATCATGGTGCTATAAAAGGAAGCCACAAACATACCTAGGTAAGCAAATTTTGTGAAATTATCTGTTCATGCCTTAGCTGCTTCATTGTCCTTTCCTGCCAGTAGCCACCATACGGAACACGCTGGCTGAGATGACCGTAAAGATGATGAAGTAAAATATCACCTTTAAGCAATATGCCGGCATGGTTCCATTTGTTAGACTGAACTTGCATGATCACCATATCACCCGGTTGCAGCGGACCGTCGATTTCGCGGAAACCACACTCATACCAGCAATCCTGATAGAAATTGTCCGGATAGGAGTCCTCCCACCACGGATAATCAACACGGTAATCCTTCAATTCGATGCCATGTTCCTGCCAGTAATAGCTCATCACGAGCCCCCAACAGTCATAGTGTCCAAGCACAAACGGGCGCCCGATCAATGGCAATGCGTCGCGAGGACTAATGGTGCGAAAGTCTCCTTCCGGCCAACTGACAATATGCCAGGGCAGCAACGTTGCATCGCATTGAGCCTTGTCCAGTTCGCTTGGTTGGGTCGTCGCGTCCGGGTGGCTATGAACGATTCCCGTTATCGTGCCCCAGTCTTCAGCAGCAGCGTAATCCTCTGGCGCAAGGTGAAACTGTTCTGTTGGTTCGGCAGCCAGATTCCTGCATGGGAAATAGCGTTCCACGCGGCTTTTCTGCGCTATCACACCACAGCATTCGCGGGGATATTCTTTCGCTGCATGCGCCAGGATGGCCTGAATTGTTTTTTGACGCATGTTAACTCCTGATCAAAGATGTTCCCGGAAAACCACCGAAAGGAAGTTCATTGTGTTCACCGAACCGAAGTTTGCAGGCCGTAAGCGTGCCGTTGCATTCGTCCAAAGACGGATCGCTTACTGGGTTGTTGTTTTTGTCGAAATAGCGGATACCGGCATAGTCGCAGCCGTCGCCGGTGCGATATTTATTCCGGATAAGGAAGGTAGACAGGAAATCTGAGAAGTTAGATTTACCTGTGGTGAAGAAATCAGTCAGGGTGCTGGCCATGCCGGTGAACGCGTTGCTGGTAACCGTCTGAACCTGGGAGTAAACATTTGTCGCGCTGTCTTCAAACTCCGCCCAGCCCTTTTTCGCGCCTGTCAGCCAGTCACCCCGCAGCTGATCTTCAGCATCATAGTAATCATTAGCTGCCTTAAGCTGTTTCTGATATCCCTCTTCATCCAGCGAACCACCAGTATTTTGCCAGCCGGCGGCGAGCTGACTTTTTGCCAGCTCTCGCTGCGCCTGGCGGTCACTCATCCCCGCGCCACCCAGTAATGCAGCCTGTTTCTCAGCCATCTGCGTGACGTATTTCTGAGAGGTATCCATGCGCTTGTTAAGCTGTTCCTGTGCGGTAATCTGATCACCTAACAGGGCTTTCTGGCGCGCTAACTGCAGCACCTGGTCTTTACTCGCCAGCAGGGATTGTTCCTGCTTTGTCAGTGAACGTGAACGCGAGGCCTCCTCCAGCACATGAAATTTTGCTTCAGTAGTCCATAAGTCTTTGCGCTGCTGGCTGATAGTGTCGTTCAGCACTTTATGCTGCTGCAGCGCGCGTAACTGTACCTGAAGCGCCAGTAGCTCAGCCTGGGCGGCATCCGTGCTGCGATCGCCAGCCGATAAAGTGCCCTGCTTTCCGGTTTTGGTCTTTTTGCCAAAAGAAGCGACTCCTTCACGATCCTTCTGGGTGGTTGCGGTACTTATCTTTCTGGTCGTATCGAGGTATTTACCTGCACTGATATCAGCCGCATCCCAGTCTTTTCTCAGCTGAGAGATGCTTTCACCATAAGCACCGGCCATTTGTTCGTTGTAGTCCTGCCAGGACTGCAGAGTCTCTGTTTTCGCCCAGTCAGGAACGAGATTAATCGCGGCAGCGATAGAGGAGGAAATGATCTGGTTCAGTTTCTGGAAAACTATCGCAACGCTGTAATAAATTGCGTTGAATTCCTTAAGTGTGTTTGATGCCAGCTCAGCAACCCACTGGCCAATATTCAGCATTGCCTCAGACGCCCAGTCTTTGATATCCAGCCACAGGCGACCAAACGGTGTCAGCGAGTCGTAAGCCTGCTCTCCACGTTCTGCCATTGTATTGCCAAACAGATCCATAGCCTGCGTAACGGCCGCGGTCTGATCCTTTTGCTTTATCAGATCGTCAACATGCTTAAGTTGTGAAACGGTCAGGAAATTATATTGTTCGTTGAGATTCTGCAGCGCTTTAACAGGGTCTTTTTCGATGTCCTTATAGGCTTTGGTGATGTCCTGCGCCGAGACTATACCGGTCTGAACCGCCAGCGCAGTGGAGCCCGCTGCTTTTTCAAGTTGCTGCTGTGTCAGCGATCCCATGCCAACCAGCTCAGTCATCAGACTTTGAACGGTTCCTACAGTCGCGCCAGTAGAGGCAGCAATAGACTGGGAGGAAGCCATAACCTGAAGCGCTGACGTGCCGGCAATATTGCCAGTCCTGATAATGGCCTTGTTGATTTCGTCGTAGGCGGTGAAGTAGTCCGACCCCGCTTTTGCCGCAATCAGAACGGAACCAGCCAGGCCTCCAATCGCCACTCGGGCAAGAGTCACCATCGACAACATCGCTTTCAGCGCATTGCCTATGGGGATATTGCCATTACGATGAGTCCACCCATGGTGATGGCAAAAAAAACCGCCCGAAGGCGGTTTTTTTTCTTTTAGTTACTTTCAAAATGGTCTTTGCAGCTATCTTCAAGGTCTGAGATAGTGTTCCCAGGGAGCCGATAGATGGTTAGCGGAGTTTTATACCATACCCTTGCAGTGAAACCCGCAGTAGACAATACGTCAGTTAGATATGACACCTCTGCTTGGTAATCATTGCTAACTGCATTGAATCGCCACGGATAATCTAGACACTTCCGAGCCGTTGATAATACTGGTTTTCATATTCTGTCGGTGACATCTGTTCGCTAGAACCATGCCGACGCTTACTGTTATAAAACATTTCGATGTAATCAAAAATATCACTGCGGGCTTCTTCCCGCGTTCCGTAGATCTTTTTCTTTATCCGTTCACGTTTCAACAACTGGAAAAAACTTTCTGCAACCGCATTATCATGGCAGTTACCGCGACGGCTCATGCTACCCTCCAGGCCGTGTGATTTCAGGAACGACTGCCACTCATGGCTTGTGTACTGACTGCCCTGATCCGAATGAACCAGCACCTGTTTTTCGGGATTACGCCGCCATACAGCCATCAGCAGTGCGTTCAGGACAATGTCCTTTGTCATCCGGGATTGCATGGACCAGCCGATAATTTTGCGTGAGAACAGATCAACAACAACGGCAAGATACAGCCAGCCTTCGTGGGTCCTGATGTAGGTTATGTCCGTTACCCAACGCTCATCAGGAGCATCCGGATTGAACTGTCGCTGGAGCCTGTTGGGTGACACGATACTGGCCTCGCCTTTACGTGCCCGCGGGCTTCGGTATCCGACCTGAGCCTTTATTCCGACACGTTTCATCAGTCTCCAGACTCTGTTTACTCCGCACTGTTGCCCGCTGTCACGCAGATCCAGATGGATTTTGCGATAACCATAGACGCATCCCGATTCCAGCCAGAACTGTTTAATCTGTCCTGTCAGTCTCAGGTCTGCCTGATGGCGTTGTGAATGCGGCTGCTGAAGCCAGGCGTAAAAACCACTGGGATGAACATCCAGCACCCGACAGAGCAGGCGAACAGGCCAGCAACAGGAGTTGTCACGGATAAAGGCGTACCTCAGTCGGACAGCTTTGCGAAGTACGCCGCGGCTTTTTTTAATATGTCCCGTTCGTCGGTAACCCGTTTCAGCTCTTTCTGGAGACGGCGGATCTCGGCCTGAGCATCTGACTGTTCTTTATTAGTGGAAGAATCCGGACCGTACTTCTTTATCCAGGCATAAAGGCTGTGGGTGGTGATATCGAGACGTGTTGCAACGCTGGCAACAGAATAACCGCGATCAACAACCTGTTTGACTGCTTCAGTTTTAAACTCTTCAGGATAACGCTTACCGCTCATGGGCACCTCTCTTTAAGTCATCTTAAATGACTCTGAGGTGTCTGTTAAACGCGTGGCGATTCAGCCTTAGACACTCAGAGTTCATCAATTCCTGTGGTGCAATTGTAGCACTAGCGAAACGACGCATGTCCATTTGTGCAGGGTCCTTGCTAACCCTTGGAATATCCAATAACTGCTCAGAATTTATTACTTCCCTTAAACTTACTAGCCATTTTTTTACAAACTCAAAATGATACTTCCCTCTGATACTTCGCTCATAAGGCAGTCTTTCAAACTCTGCTTTCAAACGATTAACTTCTTCAGATGGAACAATATCCGGCATACTGTCAGATGCATTATCTTTGAGTCTAACATTTTGATACTCAATAACTATCAAATCACTTATTTTATTATAAAATCTAGCTCTACCCTCTATGTTATGCTTTAAGAAAAGAGGTAAACATAGTTCCTTAGCCATTTCATTAAATACAGCTAAATCCTCAAGAAAGTGTTCAATGAGGAGATTACGCTCGATTATTTTTCTTCCATCCAAATGGAACTCATCTTTTAAGATATTACTTATGGCATCTACATTAACCAGATAATTCTCGACAGAATAACAGTTTAGTGTAGTGATGCAATTATCATTATAAGATATTAAATCATAATCATGATCAACAAAAAACTTGCAACAATTTATTAGCTCAACATGATTAATATCGATCGCATGCTTGTATAACTCAATAAGTTGCGACTTACCTTTTGCGCAAATATGTTCAGAACTTCTGTATTTAGGTGTATCTTTTAGCCATTCATCGTAGACTTGATAGTCAGTATCACCTTCAAAAACAATAATAGATTGACACTTAGATAGTGCCATTAACACAGTTTGCATTAAGGAATCTTTTGTTGATTGAGCCATGCGTAAACTGTCGAGTAATTGTAAATTAGTATCTACCATGATAATAATCCATCACTAAATTAATTGTTTCGTAACACGCATAGGGGTGGCGTTAGAAGCCAGCTCATTATCAAATATAAATGGTGAATGCGTTATAGCTATAACCTGCGATACGGTATTGCATTGATCAACATCAGGTAATAATAATTTCTGCCAAGGAAGAGATAATGATAATTCTGGCTCATCAATCAAAATTATCTTATTTGAGTTATCATAAAGATAAAGAATAGACATTAACGATATGACTTGTTTCTCACCGGATGAAAGGTCATTCAATTGTATTTCCTCACCCGAGAAATCGTCATAGACAACCACTTCCAGTTTAGATGGATCGAAAGTAAGAAATTTAGAATCACCAGCAGTTTTTAAGTATTTGTTACAAATAGCCACGAACGTCTCAATTTTTGATTCTTGCTCTTTAGTATCTTGAATAATAGGATTTAGCTTAGACAGAAAATAGTTTAGATAATGATTTTCTTTAATTGTATCTTTTGCATATAAATCTTTAAGATTTTCAATAAGTGGCGCTATTTTTCCATATGAAGATACTGTTTGATAATTAACTCTAGGCTTATCCAAACGACTCAAAAATCGTGTAAGATCCTCTATTTCTGGTAAAACGTTGTTATCTGCTTGCTTAATCCTATGTTCGTGCCTAATAAGGTCATCAAGCATCGTCGCACTGAGTGAGCGATAACCGGCGCTAGATTGCCTTTCAATATCCAGCGTAATTGCGCTAAGTGTTTCCTCTACATCTCTTAAACCATAAGAAATTCTGTCTTGGTTATTAAATTTAAGTCTACCTTTCCTTGCCATAGCTCTACGCCTAGAATCATCTTTCATATTAAGATCGAAAGATTTTTCTACTCTTCGGTAGGTTGGAAGATAAATAACCTCATAACTCGACAATGCTTCAAGTAATTTAGCTAACTCAGTATCATGTGGAATTAATGTATTTTCAATTTTAGTTTTCAACTCTTTTAAAGTTACTAAAAAATCAGACATAGGAAGTTCCGAAGCGTTATAAAGCCCTCGAATGATGTTGGATTCAGGAAGAGTAAACGGCGCAAAGGCATTAACAGAGGAAATAGCAATATAAACATCCTCAATTTGATGTTCATCCCAAAAGTCAACGTCCATTAGACTAAGAGAATCCGTTATTAAATCTTGAAGTTCTGGTGGTGTATTTTTTATTGTTTCTTTATCTAAAATTATAGAATCTTCAATACCTGTCAATTTTATTTCAATCGTCTTGAATGAAGAGTTTTTAAGTTTTGAAAACTCTCCTTTCAATACATAATTCAATGCGTTAAGTATCGTTGTTTTCCCTGAACCATTTTCTGAAACAAAGATTGTTGACTTACCTTTCATTGTCATAGAAAGATTTTTGTACCCATAAACACCATTCATTTTAAAAAATTCTATTGGGAAGGGCATTGCGGATTCATTATTCATAGAAACACCTAAATTTTGAATTGTTTAAGGATTTAACTTGCATGCTCACTTTAGATTACCATTTGATTTTAACACTAGTCAAAATAACTTTTCGTTATGCTTTTGAACATGAACAGTGTTACGTTCTCGATTAAATCGTAGTACGTTTCCTATAAATTAATGAAAACTGATCATGGGGCACATTTTTATAGAACTTGTTTAGTTTCTAACCAATTAAGAATCCAGTTGAACTCATCATCAGATCATACCATCTTGTTTAATCATGGCTAGTTGATGTGTGGCGTTTAAGCAACCGGCGTTTATCCTTAAACTCAACTACACATGTTCACCCCAACTAGCGCTAAAGCATAGTTTGCGTATTGTTTGCACGCCATAATCGAATGCGCGCAAATCAAGATTTTCCACCTCGCGGCCAGACTGTATTGGACTGACACCACCCCGGTAGACGATCCTGCCCTAAAGTTTGAGCATGATCAGCGTATGGGCACACCACGTTTTACACCTGAATTTAAGGAAGAAGCCGTGCTTCAGATAACGGAACGCGGTTATTCCGTCGCCGAAGTATCTGACCGTCTGGGCGTTTCCGCACACAGTCTCTATAAGTGGTTACGGGCTATTAAACCTGACAACAGCGAGCAGCATGCCCGGGATTTACCGGAAGCCAAAAGCGAGATCCTGAAACTACGGGCACAGCTAAAACGCACCGAAGAAGAACGGGATATCCTGAAAAAGGCCACGCGGTACTTTGCAAGGGAGCCCGACTGAAGTACCGCTTTATCAATGAACACTGCACTGTATGGGGTGTCATGACGATGTGTCGGGTTTTGTGCGTTGCCCGGGCCGGGTTTTATGCGTGGCTGCATAATCCGGTTTCTGCGCGGGATAAAGATAACCAGCGCCTGCTGACGCTTATCCGCGACTCATATTCCCTGAGCGGAGGCGTATACGGTTACCGGCGGGTTCATGGCGATCTGAACGAAATCGGTGAAACCTGCGGCAAAAACCGGGTGGGTCGTATTATGCAACTGAACCGGATTAAAGCCGTACGCGGCTCGTCGTATCGCTGGCCGACCTTCAGTGGTTGCCCCTAATCGCGTGCAGCGGCAGTTCACCGTTGTCCGGGCGAATAAGGTCTGGGTCACTGATATAACTAATATCCGCACCTGGCAGGGCTGGCTGTATCTGGCGGTGGTTATCGATCTCTTCGCCCGTAACGTGGTTGGCTGGTCGATGAAGCCCACTCTCTCTCGCGAACTGGCTCTCGACGCGCTGATGATGGCCGTCTGGCGTCGAAAACCGGACGGTGAGGTTATCGTACATAGCGATCAGGGCAGCCAGTACGGCAGCGACGACTGGCAGCGCTTCTGCCGGGCTAATAACCTGGCCCCGAGCATGAACAGGTGTGGCAACTGCCATGATAATGCGGTGGCCGAATCGTTCTTCAGTTCACTGAAAAAAGAACGCATCAGGAAGAGAATATACAAAACCCGGGATCTGGCCCGAGCCGATGTCTTCGATCACATAGAAGTGTTCTACAAAAGGGCCCGGCGCACAGTCATCTCGGCGGCGTCAGTCCGGAGGACTTCGAACAGGCCTCATTGTGAGGACAGAATTTGTCTACGGGCGTGGGGTCAGTGCAATATTTGTTTATCATCATGACGCTCAAGCGCAACGTCATAACCCGAGATCGGCTAAATCACCTAAATGTAGCTTTTACGGTCATACACATGCTGAGACGTCAGCTTTGTGCCAGGAGCGGACATGGCTTACATCACGGTGTATTAATCAATGGGGAGCCAGTCAAAGATTATCTGTATCTTGCTGTACCACTATTAAGAGTACAAACACTACTTTAACCTATATTGGTTTATGAGGCTATTTCCTTTTTTAACTCCAAAGGTTAACATGATGGAAATATCCTGTAGGGTTTATAAAATGAAATGGATAAAACAATATGGTAAAGAGTTTGAAAGGGATGCTTTAAGGAAATTAATTTCAAAAGTCAATTGGAAACACTTCAAACCATCTATCAAAGCTAGCCTTATAGGTATAGCTGAAGAATTGAATAAAAATGGTATAGAGGTAAGTGTTTATGACCAGCAAGATGAACCAGATGGATTTGGCTTTGATTCGTTGAGTTTGCAGTTTAATTCTAAACTTACTGGAAATATGCGGCAGGTCATAGAAACAGATAAAATAACATTTAATCACCATATGCAATCTGGTGGGGTGTTATCCATAACATATAGTGCTGTTGGTCATATTCATATTCTTGTTGAACCTCCTAGAACTGAAGACTCTGTCGCAGTTCATAGTTATCTTATTCTTTACCAAACTTATGATGCAAAAAATATCACAAGTAAACGTATTGAGAAAAGTGTTAAAAACTTCATCCATTACCAAAGGTACTCAGGTGTTCTTTATAGAAAGACATTTAAAGATAGATGGGTAGTCAGATGGCTTAAAGCAAAGATGTACTTTATTCAATATCTTGAACCCAAAAATAAATTTATAAGATATTCAGCTTTATATATTCCGCTTATTAGTATGATTGTTGCAACAATTGCGGCAGTCGCAAGCCTGATAGCAGTATATCTGACCTATTTGAGTTTAAATCATTAAATAAAAAGGCACCCATTAAGGTTGAACAGCTCCCTGACGACTAACACATGGCTACGTTAGAATTTTTTTCAGCCACTGCAGAACGATTTTCAATGCCCGTTCTTCGCTCATAAGGGACAACCATACTCAAATCTCCCACATTGCAGGAGATTTGAGTATGAACACGTCACCGTGGAACAAAGACCGTATCATCGGCCAAAAAAGACCACTTCAGATATCTCATATCTGGGGGATCCGAATCCGGCTTGAACTGGAAGGTAAAACGCGCGATTTAGCTCTGTTCAATATGGCCCTGGACAGTAAGCTTCGAGGCTGTGATTTGGTCAAACTCAAAGTATCGGATGGTGCATATGATAGCTCGGTGTCAAGCAGAGCAACAGTGTTGCAACAGAAAACCGGTAGCCCTGTGCAATTCGAGATAACCAAAGGGACAAGAAAAGCTGTTGCTGCATTGATAAAGCTTGGCAATTTGCACAGTAAAGACTTCTTGTTTCGGTCTCGGGTTGGAACTAACCAGCACATTTCAACCCGGTAATACAACCGAATCTTTCATGGGTGGGTAGAAAAGTTTGGTCTCGATGATTCGCTTTACAGCAGACATTCTTTGTGTAGAACAAAACCGTACCCGATATACAAGGTAACCAAGAATCTCCGGGTGATCCACCTTCCTTTGGGCCATACGAAACTGGAAATTTTCGGTGCCCAAACTGCCTCCTAATAGTTATAAGCCCCTCGTGGGGGCTTAAACTTACGATTTCACCAGATAGTATTCCTTTGCACCTTCAACCAACTCTGCTACCAGTAAACCTGCATTGCCTTCGCTGGCCTGTTCTACATCAACTGTATTAACCTGAAGGTTCACTATATCCAGCAAATGCCAGTGATACTGGTTATCCAGGATAGCCAGCTTGTCAGCTTTGGTTATGGTGTAAGTCCCATCAAGGGTAAATGAATAGACACTATAGCGCTTGAAGCAATTGTTATAAATTAAAGATATTAGCGACTCACGGAAGTTTATCACACCATCCTGCTTAAATGCTTCTCTTACAGCTTCCTTCTTCAAAATACCCTTCTCAATCATATGATATACATTGAAAAGTTCATATGTGTAAGTCATAGCTCTATAAGTCATTTGAGCGTTTTCGATTTGTTCAGACGTAAACGGGATTGCCTGGCGCTCTTTTGGCTCTCTATAACGTTGATGATTTACTACATATACAGATTTGAATTTTCTCTGTAACACTTTACCTTTATCTTCACCTCTTCTACGCAACTCTATTTTTGAAATTTGTGAACATTCTGAATCTTTTGAAGTTCCACCTATACCTTTAACTTCCATTAAGAAATGAAGACCGTCGTATTCAAAGTTGAGATCTTCCTCAAAGAGCTTTTGGGTAGTATCTTCTTGTTTTACTTTTTCATCAGGATTTACAATATCAGTAAATCCAATATATTCAAGGAACCATTTTACAGAATAAACAAGTTCATCACCCGTTTCTTTCAGGATGTTCCTTAACTTGATATTTTCATCTTTATTATGAATGCTTTCGTATTCTTGTTTCAATAATGCTATTGTTTCCTCATGCCTCTTTAATTCATTTTCAATATCGATTATTTTATTTCTTTCTTCTATGGAAATATATGATGGATTACTAATCCATGAGAAGCTACCATTTTCAGGAAATAAAATTTTGAAGTTTGGATGCTCTGGCAACACCTTATCAAACAACTCCAATAAAAATCCCTTTTTATCATCAATAGAAGGTAAAAAGATAATTGATTTATTATCTACTAACCTCATCATTGCTACGTTCTCACCGGCCTCATTTGTAAGCAAAGGGGTGTCATTACCCCATAAGTTGGTGAATACTAATTTATATGAAGAGTTGGTTATATACTTTGAGAGGCAATTTTTAATTTCTTTTTCTTCATCACCTTTCGCTAAAAATATTCTTTTTCCGACTCTATGCGCTAAATTTAATGGTTGCTGAAAAGGATATGTGTTAGTGATTATTGGGGGGTTTGTTACTCCATTATAATTAAGTTGATATGATTCATTATCGAAACTTTCACAGAAAATCACAACAATTTGTTTACTGCGATTTTGGAAAATATTATGAATTACAAAATACATATCAAGAGGTAAGAAGTTCACACTTGAAGGCAAATTCCTATAATGGACACTTATTGGGCTATTATTAGCTTCAATGTGATGATTAGTTGGTAAAGTGTCTATAACAATGATTTCGGCCTCGTGGAGATCTCTTGGAAATTCATTGGCATAATCAATATCTATAAAACTGAAGTTTGTATTTATTTCTTCAGTACCATTCAACCAATAATGATACGCGTTAAATTTATTATCCTGTAAATCCTCTTCAACGTCTAGAGGTGTGTTCAATAAATAAATAAGAGGCTTTTCATTGCTTGCGTGAGTCATTCTAAACTATCCTTATTTGGCATTACATTAAAATATCAAATTAACGGTAAAATTCACCAGTTTCACCTAAAGCAGCGCTAGGCGATGAAGTCCAATAGTACGAAAGTGTACATTAAGCGCGTTTTGTTGAGCAGGTTGGATAGTGAAGAAAGCGAGAATTTTTTAGATTTGCCGTAAAAGCCAGTAGCCTTCCGGTTTTTGGTATTCCCAGTGTTAATAAATGCGGTGTTCAAATCAACGTAAACCAGACTGAAAATGTCATTAATTTATAGATTAAAATCATACAGTTATGTTCTTAATATACGTTTCCGCACCATTAGACTTCACCTTCCTATACAAAACTAGCTTTCAGGAACCAGACTTCTACAAAAAGCACCGCTGGGAAGAATTTGGACATATTTCCTGCAATCCCGAAGGAGCAAGCCATATCTTTATGAAAAAATATTATAAAAGATCTGCTATTCGCTCATGGCAACCACTTCATTGCTATGCCCTCCCATCAGCCTTCATCCGCTCATATTTGGCTTTCAAAAGCTCTGCAGGGGTCGGCCCCATAGAAGCAACTGGAGCCGATAGCGCCCGTCGAACAGGCGGGATTGGCTTCCCAACCAGCACCCGTTTTTCCCACATGTCAAGAATATCACCAGCTTCCCGCTCGAGTTCTTTCTGGCTCAGTTGGCCATCAGTTCCGCGGCGCCGTAGCTCGAGGCAGATATGGTAAAAAATCGGCTTTGGCCACGGATACTGCTCACTGCTCGGATACCGGAACACGAGTTTGCGCCACTTCCAGTACCGCAAAACAATGCGTGCTATTGCCACAGGATTCGATACGGGCGAATGGCCAGCGCCGATCACTACCGATTACACAGATGAACTGAACGATTTTGACCTGCGCCGCCTCGAAGCGCTGCGCGCTCAGGCTTAAGGGGGATTTATGCATAACACTAACGTTACCGTTACTGACCAGAACACCGTTATTAACTCCAACGTGGCTTTGTTTGATTCCCAGTATCTGAACGCCATCAGCACGTTCGCGCAGATCATGGCCCAGGGCACCGCTACTGTACCTAAGCACCTGCAGGGCAATCAGGCCGATTGCATGGCTGTAGCGATGCAAGCAGCACAGTGGCAGATGAATCCCTTTGCCGTGGCTCAAAAGACGCACCTGATTAACGGTGTGCTCGGGTATGAAGCGCAGCTGGTTAATGCTGTCATTTCACGCAGCGGCGTGCTGGCCAGCCGCTTTGAATATGAATGGTACGGACCATGGGAAAAGGTCGTTGGAAAATTCCACATACGTAAAGGCGATAAAGGCGAGTACCGCGTCCCGGGCTGGACCCTAGCTGACGAAGCCGGGATCGGCATCATTATCAGCGCAACGCTTAAAGGTGAAGATCAGCCGAGGGAACTTGATTTACTGCTGGCTCAGGCCCGTACCCGAAACTCTACCCTGTGGGCTGACGACCCACGCCAGCAGCTGGCGTACCTGGCCGTCAAACGCTGGGCGAGACTGTTCTGCCCGGATGTGATTCTGGGCGAGACTGTTCTGCCCGGATGTGATTCTGGGCGTTTACACCCCTGATGAGCTCGATGATCGACGAGAAGAGCGAGAGGTAAACCCGGCACCGGCGCAGCACGTTAGCCTTGCAGACATTTCAGGTGACAACGTCACTACAACTCAAACGGCTCAGGAATCAGCTCAAAACATCGATTCACTTGCTGATGATTTTCGTGACCGCATCGAGGCGGCTCAGGATGTGGATAGCGCTAAAGCTCTGCGCGCAGATATTGAAACCGTGAAAGCAACGCTGGGTTCTGCCCTGTTCACTGAGCTGAAAAACAAGGCCGTGAAGCGTTATTACCTGGTTGATGCACGGAACAAAGTCGAAGCAGCCATCAATTCCTTGCCACCTTCAGATGAGCCCGATGCAGCTGAGCGGTTTGCAGAAGTAGAGCGCGTTCTTGCATCGTCGAAACGCCATCTGGGCGACGAATTGCATGGCCAGTTCAGCATCACCCTGGCGGATATGAAACCTGAATACGTGGACTAACGAGACCGGGAGGGGAAACCCTCCCTCAAGGAGAAGAAATGCGACTGATTAATCGAGGCAGTAAGCAATCCCCTTTGGCTCGCCAGGCATGTGAAATCGCACTCGCAGCCCACCAGCAAAGATATGGTGACTATGGGCGCAGCAAGATGAAAGAGACCTATACGGTGAGAGTGGAAGGCGTGAAGGTCTGGGTTGAAGTGGTCAACTGCAAGGCAAGCTACGTGGCCACTGCAATGACCGGTATGCGCCGACTGCGTTCCCTGCCCGGCCAGGCAAACTGAAACTGAAATATCAACGACTACAGACCGGCATATTTATACTCATGCCGGTTACCTGAGGTGAACCATGTCGCAGGTAATTTTTAACGAAGAATGGGTTGTTGGCGCAAGACTCACAGAAAAAACAGGCCTGACCGAACGACAGATTGAGAAGTATCGTCAGGGCTGTTGGGTGGAAGGTGTCCATTTTAAACGAGTATCCCCATCTGGAGAAAAAACCTTGCGTGGCACAACCTGGTACAACTATCCGAGAATTAATCAATTAATAAGGGATGCGTAAGATGGCAGCTTTGCCTACAGGTGTCGAAATCAGAAACAATAAGATTTGTATCTGGTTTATGTACCGGGGAAAGCGTTGCCGCGAAATTCTCAAAGGCTGGATTAACACCCCGGCGAACATCAAAAAAGCCGGGAATCTTCGGGCTGTGATCGTTAGTGAGATCAACCTTGGAGAGTTTGATTACCACCAGCGCTTTCCTTCATCGTACAGAGCAAAAAAAACCGTAACCACTGTTTCAGTTCAAACCTTTTCAGAGCTGTGTGAACTGTGGACGAACATTAAAGAAACAGAAATTAGCGCGAACACGATGCGTAAGACGCGCTCACAACTCGGTACGTTAATGCACATCATCAACGGAGATACGCCTGTTTCAACTATACGCCACAGCGACATTCTTAAATACAGGAAGGAACTGTTGAACGGTGAGACACTTTACCTGGCAAATCCCAGAAGTAACAAACAGGGACGCACTGTGCGTACCGTGAACAACTATATATCGCTACTGTGCTCCCTGCTTCGGTTTGCATACAAATCTGGCTTTATCAGTGGCAAGCCCTTTGAAGGGATCAAGAAACTACACAAAGGGAAAGTAAAACCGGATCCTTTAACGAAGCAGGAGTTTAGTTTGCTTGTGGAATCCGAGCGTGGCCAGAGCCTCAATATGTGGACGTTCGCAGTTTATACCGGTGTCCGTCATGGGGAGCTTGCAGCTCTTGCCTGGGAAGATATCGACTGGGAAAAAGGTACGGCTCATATACAGCGCAATCTTAATTCGTTGGGCATGTTCGGCCCACCAAAAACCGAAGCAGGTAACCGGGTTATTACCCTACTAGAGCCGGCACTTGAAGCCTTGAAAGCACAGCGCAAGCTGACGGCGCTACAGCCTAAAACCGAAATTGTCTTTAATCATCGCGAGTATGGCGCAGTGGAACATCAAAGCCTGCGATTCGTTTTCATACCCCGGATGCGCAAAGGAGAACAGAAAGCCTACTACTCTTTATCGAGCATCGGTGCGAGATTCAACGCAGCTGTAAAACGTGCTGGTATTCGCCGCCGGAATCCGTACCATACGCGGCATACTTTTGCCTGCTGGCTTTTATCTGCCGGCGCTAACCCGTCTTTCATAGCCAGCCAAATGGGGCATGAAAACGCGCAAATGGTTTATGAAGTCTACGGTGCGTGGATTGAAGAAATGAATGGCGAACAGGTGCTGATGCTTAACGATAAGCTCGCACGCTGA